GAGTCGATGACGAGGTTGAGTGCGTACACGCGCCAAACAGCGGCGATATATGGGGCGAGCCTTGGGATGTTATTAGCCTAGAGGATAGTCCTTTTGTACCCAAAAACGAAAAGGCGGTGGCTTCTTCAATCGTCAAACTGGATGCCGCAATAGCCAAATACCAGAAGGAGGACGAGTGATGCGTTTAACCAACGAGCAGGTGGGAGTCATTAGCAGGGCACACTTCAGCCTCAAGGCTGCCCACCGTTACATAACCATCGAAACCATCGACGACGCTGAAACCCCAATCGAACTAATTGAAGACGATGTTGCACACGCAGTCAAACAACTCGAAAAGGTCTTTCCATGGCTAGACTTTGACCGCGTAGCATGCAGGGAGGACGAAAATGAGTAGAAAACGATGCGAATGTGGAATGATCCACTTTTCCGACGAGCCTTGTCCACGATGTAGCGGAGAGGTTGCGTCAGCAGGATCATATGACGCGCCGAAGCACATCCCCTATACGGGACCGCTGCCGTCGAAAGACCCGTATATCCAGGAGTTTAGAGAGAGGTATGGGCGGGTTGCCCAGGAGGAACTTTACCCGGAGTGTGATCCACTCCCACACGAAAGAAGGTAGAAAGATGCAGATTATTCATCAAATTGAAGGCGGGACACTGGAAAAGTCGATGTGCTTTGATCGCTACGACTCCAGCAACATAAACGTCCACTTGACGTTTTTTGGAGGGGACACGTTAACCTTTCACGCTAGTCGCGAAAGTCTCGAAACGCTGATTACTAAGCTAAATGAAGAGCTTAATAAGAAGAAAGAGGAAGAGAATGTCTAGTAAATTTAAGCTAATCCCAGCAAGTGAGCTTCCAAGTTCCAAACCGCTGTGCCGCTTGTGCCCAGAGGATTGGGAGCTCATCAAGCGTATACGTTGCTCTGAGGGCTCCAGATTGAACGTCTGGGGTTCAAAGACGGGTGACGGGAGGATTGCCCTGCAGATTGAAACTGATGTCCACAGGGGCCATTTTCATTACGCAGAGGCTCTCGAAGAGTCGGTTGCGATGGATAACCTCCCCGAGAACGATTTTTTTATTACGGATGACTTCTTCGATGTGGAACAACTCATTGAACTGGGTGCCACTTTGACCCTCCGCGAGCGTGCGGAATTCCGTGAAGATTTCCCCGGTCGTGTTCGGGACTAATGTAAGGATTAAAAACTAGGGCGCATGGAAGCGCCCACTTTTTTGAGGTTTGCGATGAATCGTATTGGTATTGATTCGGGATATTGCGCGAAGATTCGAGAGAGGCGGGTTGAGATCAAACTCTCCACGGTGGAGCTAGCCGAAAAGCTGGGCGTCACCCAAGGGTTTGTCTCGAAGATTGAGAACGGACAACAGCAGTCCATAGACAAGGATTTGTTTCTGCAGTGGGGAAAGGCGTTGGGGTACGACGCCCATTACTGGCCCGCTCGGATTGTTTTACGGAGGAAGATATGAGTCTCGATTTTCAACTAATAACAGCGGAGTTAGTTCGTGTTCACAAGGACGCGAAAGACCGTGAACACTTAGAAGTGCGTGCTTTTGATAAGTGGAACGTCTCCACTACTTTTAGTATTCCAGTGTTGGAGCTAGAAAAGCTACATCGGCAACTCGTTGAGCTAGCCGAAGAGCGGGAAGCGCCAACCGATCACATGGGCAACGTGCTGCCCGAAGAACTCTGGTAAGGAGGAAACTATGCCACAAAATTACACAGTCACTCAGATTAAACGAGCTTTTGATGATGCCGACCAGTACGGAAATATAACTTGGTCGTGCAAGATTGATGGCTCAAGCGATACGGTCTTGCTTAAAACGAAGCCTGAGAACCAGCCAAACGAGGGTGACGTTGTTTTTGGTCGGCTTGAGCCGTCCAAGAGTGGGAAAGCCACTTGGCTAAAGAAGAAAAGGCGGGACGATTACCCGCAGCAAAATGGAGAGGTTATTCAAGGGTCTTCACCACAGCCATCTGGGCCAGTTCAATCGCTGGATGAACGCATCAGGAATCAGGTGATTTTCAAAGGTGCGATTACCATTTGGACGAGCGGTGGCGAAAGAGGGGTTATTCAGAGCGTTTCCGATGCAATCGACATAATGGAAGCTGTCGAGAGCCAAATTGAAGGGCGAGCAGTGCGTAAAGCGGAGGAAGATAGCGCTCGAAAAGCCGATGCTGCTGAGAGATATAACAAACTCATGCAGGAGGAGGCTGCAAAGGAGGAAGAGGCGAATGTCCCATTCTAAGGACGCTGCAATCGCAGAGGTCAATGACTGGATGGCGCGATTCTCATCAGCCCTCAACGCCCATGAGGTTCTCAAGTGGGCGTTGGGGGATTTGATGATCCAGGCCCATTCTATGCCTGACGATGCGTGGACCCAGGTGCTACCGGCCTCGGAGAAGGTCATGCACACCCTTCGGCAGTATGAAATCTGTGCCGAGAAGTGGGAACCATGTGAACGCTGCGATCAGCTTCCGTGGTTCCATCATTGGGTACTCAGGGACCGAGAGGACCGGATGGATTGGATCAAACTCTGCCTGGAGGACGGGATTGAGGAATACGAATTACGGAAAATGATCCGTAAGGAAAAGAAAAAGGAGGGTTGAAGTGGTGGACGACAAGCAGTTTAAGAAGTTTATCGAGCATGTTCACGGGCGGCTTGAATCGCTGAATAAAAAGCGGCGAATCACGAAAGAAGACATTTCTTTCGAGAGGGAATTTGCTGAGTCCCGGCTTGGGTTTCCCGTCAGCTACGCCACGATGCACGACCAGCTTTTTTGGGATGGGTTTCTTAAAGAACGATATTAAGGAGGACTGAGATGGAGCTGCACAAATGCCCGACTTGCAAGGGGTGGTTTTTTGGTGACCCTGAAAAGCGAGTGTTTTGCGGTCGGAAGTGCCTGGATGAACACAACGACAAACAGGCGGTCGATAAACTGATTAAAAGACTTAAAAAGGGGATAGTATGAGCGTTCAGATTTTAGAAGGCGAGGGCCACGCTTGCTTGTTTTGCAACACGACAGACTGGGCTTTTGGCCCGCTGTTTGAGGATTCGGAGCAGGCGAGGCGGTTCTTGAGATGGTTGCCAGAAATACCAGACCCTCGGCGGTATACCGACAAAGAGCTAGCGGAACTGTTTTCCGAATTTAGAAAAAAGGAGGACTGAGATGTGCGCTGTAAGAGTTAAGCACCACGAGTTTACCAAGCGAGGAAGAGGAAATAGTAAGTACCCGTGGGACCAATGGTCTGACGGGGCTATATGGTTGGCGCAGCAAGAAAAGGATTTTTCTGTTTCTCCGAAGTCATTTGAAGCGCGTTTGCGTGCGAAGGCTACTTCGATTGATATGAATGTGCGTGTAAACAAAAGAGGGGTAGCTGTATTTTTCCAGTTTTATAAGGAGAGATGCGATGGATAAAATTGAACGCGAGGACAGAATGCTCTTGATCAGTGAGGGTGATAGAGTCACCAAGAATCTCTATGCGGCAGTTGACGAGTTTGTTTTGTACTCTGCTTACACCGACGAGCTTAAGAGGGACACTTTAATCCAGATGATTGATCGGCTGCTGCCAGCTAGGTCTGATGAAGAGATGGGGAAGGATATGGAAAAGCAGGTTCTTGAGCTGCGGGCTAAAGCGGTAATGGATTCGTTTTCTCGTATAAGCGACGAAGAAAAAAACGAGGCTCTGAAACAAATAATCAGGGGAGGTTGCGATGAAAAAGCCAAGTAAAAAAGATTTGGTTTTGCAACATCTACAGAGCAGACCGATTACTTCGATGGACGCAATCGAGCTTTACAGGAATACCCGACTTGCGGATAGCGTGTTTGTGCTACGCAAAGAGGGGTACAACATTTCTACGAATACCATAAAAACCGAAAACGGAAGTTACGCTGAGTACAGATTGGAGAAACAGGATGAACAAGCACCAGTTCAAGATATGGCTGGAGAAGGATCACTTCGCGTGTTTTCAGAACGTCAAGACCTTTTTTAACAAGATGACCGACGAGGAGAGGAAGCGGGTCTATCGGAAGTGGTACGCGATTCTTCGGCCGTACCAAGAGGGGTGGGCGATTAAAGCTAGTTCGCTGCTAATGGAGGACTCCGAGGGGCTTTACCCCCAGGATCACCCCGCCAGGATCGCGGCCATCTGCCGAAGACTCCAACCCCGACAGCGGGATGAAGCCCTCCAGAACCTCGACATCACCGAGGACCAGCGGGAGGAAATGAAGAAATGGCCCCAACTCTACCCGCACATCGGGAAGATGCTGGCCCAACTTGGACAGATGAAGGAAATCATCCTCGAAGAACGCTCCCAGGTAACCGGTGACGAATCCCTAAAGAAGTTTGACGAAGAAGCAAAATCACGGATGGACGAAACCGCCGAAGTTCTCAAAAAAGAATGCGAGGCACTGTGGAAAGAGATAGAAGCCAACAAGAACCCCTCTAAATCGCCCCCTGCCGCGACTTCTACCCCCTCCCCCTCTGCTGACACCCGTAACCCCGAAGTGCCTGTAGAGAGCGAATCTGTGGCTCAGATGGGAAAAGATGGAATTGCCTTATTAAAACAGACTTTTATTGAACTTGACGGGCAAGAGGACATTCCGTTCTAAAACTCCAATGGGAAGCATTGAAATCAAATACTGCGGATCGTGTAAGAAGGTGGGCGAGGTGACCGAGATTTGGTTTCTCACCAACGCGCAGAAACGGTCAACGGATTACAGACACGTTCCTTTAGAACTCTGTGGGGTATGCGCCAGAGAGGCGCTTCAATACCTCGATAAACTAAATAAATATAAAGACCTTAGTTTAGGAGATGTGAGTGTATGAATATTTTTTTATTTACACACACATAGGCCTTAATTAAGACCATTATATCAAGTGGTTTTTGAAAAAAAAGGGGTGGCAGGTCGGAGGAAAAACCCACCACCCCTCCAAGGAGGAAAGCAAATGCGAAACACAGTAGATAGTACACCATTCTCCTTGGCAATCCATGAAATTAAAACAAGTAAAAGTAGGGCAAAAGCTCTGGTCGAACAAGAAACAATCTTACGGCGAGGTAGTGCGCGTAGGGAAAACAGGATGGATCACCCTGCGAATCTCTGGGAAAATTGAACGAGCGTGGTTTACAGACCTGCAGAAACAAAAACCAAAGGAGCCCGATTTCACACTCTTTGAAGAACTGAATATCGAGGATCAGGAAAAAGTTCTCAAGGCCTCAAACTACTGCGATTTACCGATACACGATGTCATGGTGGAACTAGGACTATCGAGAAAATGAAACTGCTACTGATCGAATGGATTGACGCATCAGTAGTCGGCGACCAGTGGACGGACGTAGATGAAGCCCGCGCCCTCGCTGCCGACGAGCCCTACATTTGTAAGACCGTGGGCTTTTTGATTTCTGAACACCGGATTGGAACCCCGTCTCACATCATCTATCTCACGATGACCGACGGGGGAGATGAGGTCGGCCCGCAAATCGAAATACCTGTTAGAACAATCACTTCACGGAGGGAGATTGATGTTAAAGGACGAGATATCGAAGAAAGTTGAACGGGCCGGGAATAAAAGCCTGACCGATCAACTCACGCCTGCTCAGATGCGTGACCTAAAAGAGTTCGCCAAGCTAGCCAAGGACGATCCTGGCTTTGTCGAGGCTCATGGTTGGGAGGGAATTGCAAGGTTCTTCCGCAAAAAGTGGAAGCGAAAAAGACTCGCCGCCAAAACTCTCCGCAGCAATGTGAGCAGAATCAATGGCAAATCTTAAACGCCAGATTGATAAGGATCAGGCGAAGGCAGAGGAATTAAAACTTCTTAAGGCTAGACTCAAAGCCAAAGATAAACTTCTCGACCAGTACGAGAAGCAAATCGAGGACTTGAGGAAAGCCAAGTACCGCCTACCCAAATCCCGTAAAGCACGTTCAAGCAAAGCAGACTACGTTCGCCTTGTAGTCCCTGACACCCACGGGTGTTTTGCTGACCCCGAAGCACTCCGAGCATTTCTGGACGATGCCCAGCACCTAAAGCCCAAAGAGGTAGTGTTGTTGGGGGATCATCTGGACTGCGGCGGGTTTCTCGCACAACATCACACGATGGGGTACACCTCCGAGGCTACCTACTCATACGAAGATGATTGTGCAGCGACCAATACATTCTTGGACGAATTACAAGAATACTGTCCCGGTGCAGACTTTCATTACCTCGAAGGCAATCACGAAAGACGTATCGAGAAGTATTGCATTACCTCCGCGATGCGGTCGGGGGCACCTGACATCCAAAGAGAAGCCGAACACCTACGCCAGCTTTACGCGGTAGAGGAAGTGCTTTGTCTGGATAAACGGAAGATTCCCCTCTACCGTCAGGGCCAGTTCTATCACGACCTCGGAGTGCCAGCGACCATCAAGCTAGGTAAATGCCACTTCACTCACGGGGTGAGTACGGCGATGAACGCTGCAAAGACTCACGTTGAACGATTCAACGGGAATGTATGCTTCGGCCACACCCATCGGTGTGATAGCTTTACCATCAGGACTGTCTCTCAGGGTGTGATTGGTGCATGGAACCCTGGGTGCTTATGCGCACTACAACCCTTGTACCTCCACCAAAACGTGTCAAACTGGTCGCATGGATACGGGTTGCAACTGGTTACATCATCTGGTGACTTTCTTCACATCAACATCCCGATCATCGAGGGCAAAAGCTACTTTGTCTCGGTCGCAGAAAGGCTATCGTGAGCGCATTCGATATACAAATAGGTGGAACCCACTACTCGAAATACAAAATCCAACTCACCGAGTTCTTAATTGCAAACGAAATAGAACACGGGGAGGCGAGTGTGTTTAAGTACATGCTTCGCCACAAGGACAAGGATGGGATCAAGGACATACTCAAAGCCATACACTATATTGCGATGATAGTAGAAAAGGTTTACCCCGATGAAAAGGAAATCCAAGAGGGACTCTATCTCGTCCTTAAAGAAAAAGGCGTGGAAGCTGTTGAGCAAGGCGATTCGTCTGGAAGCGGCAGACAAGAACGGTCTATGCAAGTGTGTGACCTGCGACCAAAAAAAACCGTGGAAAGAGATTCAAGCTGGGCATCTGGTTAGCGGTAGAACGAACGGAGTTTTGTTTGACGAGCGTGGTATCTGGCCTCAGTGTTACGCCTGTAACGTCTGTCGTCAGGGAATGGGGGCCGAGTACACGGTTTTCATTCTTGAGGTGTACGGTCAGGGGGTAGTAGACGACCTCATCAGAAAACGCCGCGAGGTGGTGCGGTTTACCAAAGAAGAATTAAAAGAAATGATCGAGGGCTATAAAGTCAGGATCAAGGAAGCTGGAGGAACATTATGATTGATTTTATTCAGGAATACCGTGTGCTTGTGATCATCGGGGGGTTGATTGCCCTAGTGGTAGTGAACTGGAATCTTGTGTCCCCGCTTGTGGGGGGATGGACCAACCGTGTCCACCCAGCTACCCCAAGCGACCGGCTTTCTCTGTATAAC